CAGATCAACGAATCGGACCAGGATGCCGCTGTCAACGATTGACAGGATCATCTGAACATCACGGGCAAGGCGGTCGAGCTTGGCCACAATCAGGGTGGCACCAGTGGACTTGCACTCGGCAATGGCCTTGGCAAGCTCCGGGCGGTCCTTCTTGCCGCCTGACTCGACCTCGGTAAAGGCTAGGTCAGGGTCGGTGCCCAGGAACCGCTTGACGGCCTCCTGCTGGGCCTCGAGGCCAAGGCCAGAGCGGCCCTGCTTGTCGGTGGATACTCGGTAGTAGGCGATGTGCATTTGAATCTCCTTAGTTGGTAGTTCAGTAATGCGATCCTCTTGCTAGGCGATATCTCTGTCAACCTGTTTCTGCATATCCCCTACAACTTTGCGGGGCTTTACCCTGTTGCACCTGTGGATAACTTGGGATATCTTCCCGATATCAGGAGGAGTGCTATGCAAAAGAGACCAAAGCTTCAACCATTCCTGGTGCGCCTGCACCCGGACACCCGTGCCTTGCTGGACCGAGCTACAGAAGAGCAGAGAAGGTCCAGGGCGGCCATCATTGATGAGGCCATCCGGGAGATGCTGGAAGGCCAATACAAAGGCATAGATGAGCGTTTGAATAGTTTCCTTGGAGCGAACCATGAATGATATTTGTGAGCGGCTCACTCCTGCTGCTGTGACTGCCCACCCACTAATCCTCGAGGAGGCCAAGCATATAATCATGCGCCTCCGACAGGATTACGACAGGGTGCAATGTTGGAACCACCAGCTTCAGCAAGTGGTGGCCCAACAGGCAGCGCAGGAGCAGGCCGGTGAGCGGTAGAGCCAGCAGGAATAAGGGCGCAACCGCTGAGAGAGAACTGGCAGCAATGCTGTCAGATGAACTCGGCTTCCCGATCAAAAGGAAACTGGGACAGGCTCGGGAGGGTGGCGATGACATACAAGTCGAGAACTACCGGCTAGAGGTCAAGCGACGGGAGAAGCTGGCCATTGAGTCCTGGTGCAAACAGGTCGAGGATGTGGCTGGACCTGGCGAGTGGCCGGTGGTGGTCTTCAGAAGATCAGGCCAGAAGTGGCGTGCAGTGGTGCCCATTGAGCTGCTCATCAAGGCCATGCGAGAGAAACTTTAGTGGGTAATGAGTTGAGCAAGAAGGCAGGCCAGGCGGCTGCCATTGTCACTGGGAAGCGGTTCTGTAGTCATTGCCAACAGCAAAGGCCAGCAGAGACTGGCAAGTGGTTGGTGAGTGCCAATGGGCTTAACAGGCGGTGGAAGTGCGGTGCCTGCGTCGAGAAGGCAAAAGAGAGGGCGGAGAGCAAGTGAGATATCTATCGGTATGTGCTGGCATTGAGGCCGCCACCTGTGCGTGGCATCACATGGGCTGGAAGCCAGAAGCCTTTTCAGAGATTGAGCCGTTCCCATCTGCGGTGTTAGCTCATCACTATCCCGATACCCCAAACCTTGGGGATATGACCAAATATAAGGAGTGGAATCTTGGTGCAATTGACCTTCTTGTCGGAGGAACCCCTTGTCAATCATTTTCAGTCGCTGGACTCCGCAAGGGATTGGCAGACCCTCGTGGAAACTTGGCCCTCGTCTATCTTGGAATTGCTGACCTGTTCAAGCCCAAGTGGATCATCTGGGAAAATGTCCCTGGTGTTCTGTCATCAAACGGAGGACGGGACTTTGGTTCCTTCGTCGGGGCGTTGGCTCAACTCGGGTATGGGTTCGCATATAGAGTGCTTGACGCTCAATGGTTCGGAGTGGCCCAGCGACGCAAGCGTGTGTTCGTTGTCGGATACCTTGGAGACTGGCGACCTGCCGCAGCGGTTCTATTTGAGTCCTCGAGCCTGTCAGGGAATCCTAAACCGAGCAGAGAGAAGGGGGAAAGAGTTGCCCCAACAGTTGTACAAGGCCCTCCGTTCAGTCGCACAGGAAATCAACGAGTAGAGTGCGAGGCGATTGTGCCAACACTTGCAAATTGCTTGCAAACAACTTGCAACGATTATTCACGGGCAGATGGTTTTAACATGATTGCCCAGCCAATCCCCTACGACCTTCACCAAATAACCGCTCCTGTAAACAGGCAAGCAAGATCACCAGGTGATCCTTGCCATACCCTAGCCAAGCAGAATGCCCACAACGCTGGGATTGTGTCTATTCAAGGAAACCTGATTGGAAGGGAAGCAGGCGGCCCACAGGGGGTTGGTGCATCCGATGAGGGGGTCATGTATACCCTGACCAAAGCAGATGTGCATGGGGTGGCGCAGCCTATCGCCATTCAAGACTGCCGAGCGGTTGAGAAAGCCCAGAATGGCAAGGGTTGGAACGATGAAGGGACTGCTTACACAGTAGACACCCATGCTACGCAGGGAGTGGCGCAACCTGTTGCTCACGGCATATTTAACGAGGTTGCGGATACTGTCACTTGCAAGTTTTCAAAGGGTGCGGAGCTCCTGCAACAAGGCGCACAAAATGGCGGGAATTGCGTATATCACTCTATGGCAGTCCGAAGACTCACCCCTCGAGAGTGCGAGCGTCTACAGGGCTTTAGGGACGATTACACGCTGATCCCTTGGAGAGGCAAGGAAGCACCTGACGGGCCTCGCTACAAGGCTTTGGGCAACTCTATGGCGGTTCCTGTTATGAGATGGATAGGGGAGAGGATCAATGCACTCGGAGGGGCAAAGTGAAGAAGACGAGAGACTCAAGTGTTATGCGTGCGGGGAGATCCATGAAAACGCCAAGCTTGTTGCTACGATTGATGGACGGGTTATGGGCAATTATCAGGAAGCTTGGTTTCGGTACAACGAAGCGGTCTGGGTCCTCAAAACCTATCGTTCCAAGCGTACCCGGACAACCTACTTGGACTCCGTCGGGGAAAAGCGAGGCCAAGCGGCCAGGGCAGCACTGAGGGCAGAGATGCTGCTGGTGTGGCAGTGGAAAGAGGAGAGGAAGAAGTGAGAGACCCGTTCAAAATCGATTATGAGACCTGTATCAGCTTTTCTGGGGGTAGGACATCAGCCTATATGCTGTGGCGGGTTCTAGAGGCCAATGGAGGCCTTCCTGACCATGCCAAGGTGCTATTTGCCAACACCGGCAAGGAAGATGAGGCAACGCTGCATTTTGTGGACCAGTGTGCCAAAAATTGGGATGTAAACATTGCTTGGTTGGAGTACAAAAGCGATGCCCCTAAGTATCGGTTGGTCAACTTTCAAACAGCCAGCCGCAATGGTGAGCCATTTGAGGCCTTGATTAAAAAGAAGAATTACTTGCCTAATATGGTGGCTAGATTCTGCACTGCGGAACTCAAGGTTCTGACGATTGATAGATATCTCAAAACATTTGGTTGGGATGACTACGCAACCATGGTCGGCATCAGGGCTGATGAGCCAAGGCGGGTGGCCAAGATGCGTGGCAACAAAGACATCAAACTTACCCCGTTGGCAGATGATGGGATTACCGAGGCTGATGTTTGGTCATTTTGGGACAAGCAATCTTTTGATCTTGAGTTGCCAAAGGTGAGCGGTGCATCAAATTGTGACCTTTGTTTTCTAAAGGGTGCTGGCATTGTCATGGGATTGATTGCACAAAAGCCGGACAGGGCTATCTGGTGGGCAAGAATGGAAGAGGAGGTGGGTGCTAGATTTAGATCGGACAGGCCTTCCTATGCCGAGATGATGAAGTACTCCAAGGATCAACAATCTCTGTTTACAGACGAGACCATCCCCTGCTTCTGTGGCGATTGAATGTGCAACCAGTCGAGTTCACCCTACCCAAGCGCAGGCCCAAGGTGGAGCAGAAGGAGGCCCCACCAGACCGCAGGAAGGTGGCTGTGCTGCCCATCAAGGCAGTGGCAGACAAGCGGGTCACAGATGGGATGTTCCGCACCCTGGCGGTGCTGTGCAGCTACTGCAATCGGGCAGGCATTACCTGGGTCAGCACAGAGCGGATGGGCAAGGACATGGGAGTCACCAAGCAGGCCATCAGCAAGCAGTTGGTCAAGCTCCAGAAGGTGGGCTATGTGCAGATTGTCAGGAAGCATTCATGGCGGTCACGCACCGCTACCTCGAGGGTGATATTCGACGAGTCAGTCACGACAGAAGATGCGGTGGCCCTGACAAGCGCAATAGAAGACACTAGGCCACCATTCATGCAGGCAAGAGATCAGGAGATTATGGACATCATGGCAGACAACCAAAGGCCAGACATAACGCCAGAAGAGATGGAACGCAACAGGAAACGCCTGGAGGTGCTGACCAAGGACCTCAAGGAGATCGCAGGCAACATGACAGGCATACGCCAAAGGGGGTACACAATGCCAGCAGATGGAGTCACCAAAGCAGTGAAAGAGGCCAGAGCAAAGGT